GCGGCGCTAGCCAACGCGATCGCCCTGTTCCAGCCGGTGCTGGTCGTGGCGGACCCGGTGCTCAAGCTGGTGCGGGTTCGTGACTCGAGCGACTATGCCGAGCTGACCCGCGAGTTGGAGCCGGTGATCGAGCTCGCGCGGCGCACGGGTTGCCACATCGCGGTGACGCATCATCTGGGCAAGATGACGCGCGAGGGCGGTGATGACGTGCTGGGGTCGACGGCGATCTTCGGCGCGGTCGATACGCTCGTGTTGTTCCGTCGACGCAAGGACAACTTGCGTGTGCTGCAGACGATCCAGCGCTACGGTGCCGACCTGGGCGAGACCGTGATCCCGATGGACGCCAGTGGGCGGATTGCGCTGGGTACAGCGGTCTCAGAGTTGAGGCAAGCCGAGGTACGAGTGAAGGTACGCGAGGTTCTGGAAAAGCTTTCTGAGGGTGAGAGCTTGGACCTGCAGGGCTTGCGCGAGCAAACAGAGATGGACCGGAACTCGGTGCACCGTGCCGCCCAGGAGCTTGTGGATGAGGGTGCCGTCGAGCGCATCGGCGAGGGCAAACGAGGCAACCCATGGCGCTACCTGATGGCCGGGCAGGATTCCGAAAAAACTGTATTGCTGTATTCCTCTACTAGTAAGCCAATACAGCAATACAGCAATACAGAAACCCCGGCAGATGCGCCCGATTCCGAAAAAACTGTATTGCTGTATTCCTCTACTAGTAAGCCAATACAGCAATACAGAAATACAGAATCTGAGGCGGCTCCTCCTGAAGCCCTGGCCGATGCCGCCGACCCTGAAAAAACTGTATTGCCATTCTCCCCCTATACGGGAGAACAGCAGAATAGAAAAAGAGAAGCCGAGCCGGCAGCTGGTGTGGAAGAGCTGTGCCCGGTGCACCACAAGAGATGGGACGAGCATGACTGCGACCAACTCTGACGCGCTCCACGATGTGATCTGGGCATTGGATTCGATTCACGATTCGCTGCAGCGGCTCGAGCACATCTTGGCGCTCGACTTCGTGGCCCGCTTCGGGACCGAGCATGAGGCCGAGTACGCGAAGCGGCACCTGCTCAACGAGTTTCGTGCCCAGGCACGCGCGGTGATCAGCGGCCATGAATGACGACGTATGAACCCCACGACCCACCTTGCTCACGAGCTGTTCTATGCCGATGCGCAGTGCGAGTTGGCCGCGGCACGGAATGCCTGGCAGGAGGTCGAAGCCTGGGAGCTCCTGCGCGCCCAGATCCGCGACACGCGCTCCATCCTTATTCGGCAGCAGCTGCCGCCACCGGACCGCTCCTCGCCATTCGGCAGGACACTTCATCTGTGACCCCATGAGTCCACTCAACCCCATGAGCAAGAAGTGTCATGCGCACAATCGCAGCGGTGACGCTTGCGGGCAGTGGGCGATGCACGGTCAGAACGTGTGCTATCTGCACGGTGGCAGGGCGCCGCAGGCAATGCGAAAGGCTGAGGAGCGGATCCGCGACCTCGAGCAGCCGGCCATCAGTCAGGTTGCATTCGAGATGCAGCACGGCGACACCAGCGCGGTGCGCTTCGCCGCGGCGCGCTGGGTGCTCGAGTTGCTCGGCCACAAGGTGGTGGTGCAGCAACAGACCGAGCACGAGGTGACCATCCGCGTAGTGCGCGAAAAGCAACCCATCATCTTGGAGTCGACGAGCAATCGTGCCCTCAGCAACGGCCACACCAACGATTAGGCTCGCGGAACTCCACGCCGCCCAAGAGCAGATCAAGGCCGAACGGCGGCGCTTTAACGTGGTCGCGCTCGGCCGCCGCGCAGGCAAGTCGAAGCTCGCGCAGGACCTGCTGATCGACTGCGCACTCGAGCGGCGCCCGGCGGCGTACTTCAGCCCGACGTACAAGCTCCTCGAGGAAGCGTGGAGAGAGTTGAAAGCCGTGCTCGTTGAGGTCATCAAGGACAAGAGCGAACAGGAGCACCGCCTCGAGCTATTGACGGGCGGGACGATCGAGTTTTGGTCGATGGATACCGGCGACCCTGCGCGTGGTCGGCGGTTCGCAATCGCAGTGCTCGACGAGGCTGCGATGGTGCCGCGGCTCGCGGACGTGTGGAGCCAGGCGATTCGCCCGACGTTGTCGGACTTCCAGGGCGCCGGCTGGTTCATGTCCACGCCAAGGGGCTTGAACGACTTCTATGCGCTGTACATCCGCGGCCAGGATCCATTCGAGCTCGAGTGGCAGAGCTGGCAGATGCCGACGTCGGTCAATCCGTACATCGCGCCGCGGGAGATCGAGGCCGCGCGACGCGAGCTGCCCGAGCGTGTGTTCGCCCAGGAGTACGAGGCGCAGTTTCTGTCGCTCGAGGGCGCCGGCGTATTCCGCGGCGTGGATGCGGTGTCGCGACTCGAGCCTGCGCCGCCGCGGCCAGGTCACACCTACGTGCTCGGCGTCGACTGGGGCAGGTCGAATGACTTCACGGCGATCAGCGTCCTGGACGCGTCGCTGAACGAGCAGGTCGCGCTCGACCGCTTCACGCAGATCGACTACGAGTTCCAGTCGGAGCGTCTGCACAGGTGGGCCGAGCTGTACCACCCGCGGGCAATCGTGGCCGAGGCGAACTCGATGGGCGGACCGCTGGTGGAGCGGCTGCAGTCGGGCTACGCGCGGCTAATCGGTTCGCCGCGGGCGGCGCTACCGGTGATCCCCTGGCAGGCAACCAACGCGACCAAAGCCGCGGCGATCCAGTCATTATCGCTGGCGATCGAGCAAGGGCAGGTCACACTGCTGGACGACGCCGTACAGGTGGGCGAGCTGCTGGCGTATGAGGCGACGCGCCTGCCCTCCGGCATTCTCCGTTACGGCGCGCCGGAGGGCGCGCACGACGACACGGTGATCGCACTCGCGCTTGCCTGGCTGGGCGCCGGCACGGCGTCGGAGACCACGCGCTCGAGCTACGCGTTCGCATCCAACGGACGGAGCCGGTGACGCATCCCTGGGTGTACACGCCGCGCTGGCTCGAGCATGTCGCGCCAACCTACAAGGGTCCGCCACTCGGCGGGCCCTTGGACGTCCGGCCGGAGAACATCCCGCTCGAGCTGCGCAGCAAGCGCGGCTGGGCGGTGTGGAAGTATGAGCGGACCGGCAACACATGGAGTAAGCCGCCGTTCAACCCCGAAACGAAGGAGCGGGCCGAGCCCTCCAGTTCGGCTACCTGGTCGAGCTTCGAGTCCGCCCTCGAGGCGTATCGCACGCCCGGTGCCGGCTGGGACGGGGTCAGCGTGGCCCTGTGGGAGCCGTGGGGCATCGTCGGTATTGACCTGGATCACGTCAGCGTGCATGCTCGTGACGCGCAGCGGATCGTCGACGAACTCAATAGCTACACGGAGACTTCCCCTGGACGGGACGGGATTCGCATCTTCGTTCGCGGCACGCTGCCACCTGGACGACGCCGGCGCGACTGGGTCGAGATGTACTCGACGCGGCGCTTTCTGGCGGTGACTGGCCATCGCTTGCCGCGCGCCAGCCTGACGATCAAGGTCGCGCCCAGCCTGTACAACATCTGGCTCGAGTACCTCGGACGTGCCTAGGTTTTACCGACGGCGCCACGTGCTGTATTCACCACGTGCGCCGCTGTTCTGGCGAACGTTCGTTGGCTGCGTGAACTTCGATCGGCACTGGACCTGGCGCGATGGCTGAGCCGAAGCCGCCCGACTCGCAGTATCTGCTCGAGATGGAGACTGAGCTCACCCAGCGCTACCTGAAGGATGACGAGCAGATCGACGAAGCCAGGGCCCAGCGCGAGATGCGCATCCCGGCCATGTACGGCGCCGACCAGAAGTACAGCTTGGTCGACGTCGACCCGCGCGACCCCGATGTCAGCGAGGAGAGCTTCCAGCAGACGGCCATGCTGACACTCGAGCGGCCGAAGCTCATGCTCGAGGCCGGCGAGTCGGACACGGCGCAGACCAACGCGAGCATTCGCGAGCACTGGACGATGGAGACCCTGTGGGAGTGCGGCACGCGGTCACCGGGCTCGGACACGATGGTGGATGTCACCGACGCGGCGCTCAACGACGGCGGTGGCTGGACCAAGATCCTCCACAACCGCGACCTGTGGACGCGTCGCTACTCGTTGGCGGCGCCCAGGGACTCGGATACGCAGGACGCCTATGACGAGTACGACCGCGCCACGGAGGACGCCAAGAAGCAGGCTGGTCCGCCGTTTTCGTGGATCGCCGTCGACCCGCGGCAGATCTACCCCGACTTCTCGGGCGGCACGGTGTGTGAGGTGCTCGAGGCGACCGAAGTACCCGAGCGCACCACGTTCCGACGGCACCGACTGGCGCGCGACGGCAATGGCAACATCGTGCCCGAGGACCTCGGCCAACCCCAGGCGCACGAGGGCCGCACGATCCTGCCGACCAGCGTCTTCATGCTCGAGCATTGGGACGAGCGATGGGTGACCTGGATGGTCGCTGGCCGCAACTTTGGCAATCGCCAGACCGGCCGCATCATCAAGCAGTTCGAGCACAACTACGGGTTCATCCCGTACGACTTCGCACCCGGCCTGTGGATGCACTTCTGGAAGAACCGCAAGGTCGGCTGGGGCATCAGTCAGACAAAACTTTGGCTGGTCAGATATCGCCAGTATTTGAGGGCGATGCATGCGCAATATGTCGCGCGTGATTTACTCAGTCCGTTAGTCAATTACGGCGAGAGCGGCGCGGCACCGGTTATCGGCAACGACGGCAAGCCGCGCGATCGCGACCCCGGCCCGCTGCCGGGCGAGATCATCAACCTCGGTCCTGGGCGGCAGCTCCAGAAGATCGACTATTCGGACGCCGCGACGCTCGAGAAGCACATGGGTCTGATCGATCAGGCGATTCGCGACCTCGAGTCACCGCGCGTGACCACGCTCAGCGGCATGGAGGGCGCGGGCTTCGCGATCTCGCAGATCCTGAGCTACTCGAGGACCAGGTTCGGGCCGATCAGCCACAACCTCGAGCAGCTGCTCAAGTCGCAGACCGAGAAGCTGTGGTCGCTGGTCGAGAACCGTGTCGGCGAGAAAGTGTGGGTTGGCTACTCGGGCGAGTACGCCTCGGGCGGGTACCTCGGGCTGGGCCCCGACGACCTGAAGCGCCCGGTCAAAATCAAGTGGACCGTCAACCAGGCGCTACCCACCGATGACCTGATCAAGGCGCGCTACGCGCATGAGCGGCTCCAGGCCGGCACGTGGGGCAGCGACGAGGCGATCGAATACCTGGGCGACAACCCCGACGAGATTCGCAGGAGCAAACACCGTGACCGCATTCGCCAGTCGCCCCAGTACCAGCAGTGGCTCGATTCCCAGGTGTTCATGTTCGCTGGCCGCGGCGACATCCTCGGCAGCGCAGCCCAGGCGCAGCAGATCGCCGAGCAAGCCATGCCGCCCGGCATGCCCGGTGCTGCGCCAATGGGCGGACTGGCTCCAGGCGTCTTCGAGGGCGGCGCACCTGGGGCCGGCGGCATCCCCGACCTGGCAGCGCTGGCTGCAGCTCCGGGCGGCGCCGGTGTCCAGCCTCCACCGGCGCCCGCGGTGATGGCTGGTGCGGCTCAGGCTACGGGCGGGGCGCCCGCGGCGGGACCACCGGTGGTCTGATGTTTC